GATTGAAGATGCAGTGTATTGGATGGGTGTCGATACTTTTTATGTCTATGCAGGTGGTCAAACAATACAACTACCATGCACAGTTAAAGACAAAGTGTTTTTAGATTTTAACTTTGAAGAACGAGACAAGGTGCATGTAGGACTTAATTCTGAATTTAGTGAGATCTTGTGGTTTTATCCATCATCTGCTGGAACAGAAATAGATAAGTATGTTGCCTATAATTATTTAGAAAAAGTTTGGTACTATGGCACACTTGTAAGACAAGCATGGCTTGATAGAGGTATAAGAAACTTACCACAAGCTACTGGTAATCAGTATCTTTACAACCATGAAGTAGGGTTTGATGATGATGGATCTGCCATGACATCCTTTATAGAATCTTCAGCTATTGATATAGGAGATGGTGATAAGTTCTTGTTTATAAAGCAAGTTATTCCAGATATTACGTTCAATGGATCTACGAGTGTTAACCCAGATGTATCGTTTACTATGAAAACGAGAAATAACCCTGGTGCTAATTTTAACGAGACAACACAAGTTACAACACAAAGATCTGCAACCAGTCCAGTAGAACAATTTACAGAAAAATTAAATTATCGTTTACGAGGTAGATCTTTTGCTTTAAGAATTGATTCCACATCACTGGGAACAAAATATAAATTAGGTACACCTAGAGTAGACATAAGAGAGGATGGTAGACGCTAATGCTTATAACCAGTATTCCTCAGTATATTCAAGGTGTAACAAACGCAAAGGTAGATTTGACCACAACGGATCTTACAACTTTGTTTACAGTTCCTAGTGATGCCGATTTCAACGCAGCTGTTATAAATTCTATATTAGTAGCAGAAGATAGTGGTAACGCTGATACAATTACTGTTCAACTTGTTAGTGGTAGTGATACGTTTGTTTTGTTCAATGTCAAAGCAGTAGGAGCTAACACAACTATAGAATTACTCACAAGAGATCTGATATTACAGAGTGGAGAAGTATTAAAAGTGCAGGCCGCAACTGCAAACAGATTGCATGTTGTAGCTAGTATTCAAGAGTTATCGAAAACAAGAGTGACAACAAGTGCGATATCTAGAATATAACATTGAACAAAAGTGTAATTATTGATAGAGTATTGAATCATGGGTATTTTTAAAAGTTTTAGAAAAATTTTAAAAAAAGCAGCGCCAGTCATAGGTGGAACTATTGGTTTTGCTCTTGGTGGTCCACTAGGTGGTTCTTTGTTCGCTGGTATAGGTACTGGTATAGGCTCATTAGTAGCAGGTGCAGATCCAGATGACGCATTAAGAAATGCACTCATTGGTGGTATTGGTGCTTATGCAGGCTCTAAGTTTTTTGGATCTGGAACTGGATCTACTGCCACCGATGCTGGAACAAAAGCTGTTACAGATACCGTTACGAGTTCTGCTACTGGCAATCCAGTCGGTGGTATAGCAGGTGCAGGTCCTTTCCCAGCAGTCACACCATCGCCAGATCCTTCATTTTTTCAAAAAGCAGTAGATTTTGCTAAAACTGGACCTGGCATGGCAACTATTGGTGGTATTGGAACTTTGGCGGCACTTGGTGAAGAACCAAAACAAGAAGAATTTAAACAAAGACCAGACCCAGTTGGTAAATCTAGATTAGGTCTTGGCTTTATAGGTGATAAGAGTTACAATCTAGATGACGATGAAGAGAGAAAAAAATACTTTGAGGATTTAGCAGAGTCTCGTAAAGGAGATGTTAGAATAGATCCACTAGCAAAAGCAGGTGGAGGTGAAGTAAACGGACCTGGGACAGGCACAAGTGATTCTGTACCAGCAAGACTATCAGACGGTGAATTTGTACTAACTGCAAAAGCAGTTAGAGGTGCAGGTGGAGGAGACAGAGACATTGGAGCTGCAAGAATGTATGAGATGATGTCTGAACTAGAGAGGGTCGCATAATGGCTACAGCAACACAAGAACAGATAGTAAGATTAGCACCGTTTCAAGAGCAGTTTTTAGCAGATATATTTAAAAGTGCAGAGGCTATAACAGAACCTGGCTCATCTATGCCGTTTTCTGCTCAACGGTTAGCAGAACTTTCACAAGGACAAAAAGCTGCAATAGATGCAGTTTTAGGAGACGATGCGACATTAGGGATAGGAGCGTTTCAACCTTTTCTTCAAAAAGGAGCAGAGGCGATTGGTCAAGGCATAGGACAGTTAGGAACTGCACAACAAAGAGTTGCTGCAGCAGGAATAGACCCAACTAGTTATCAACAATTTATGAATCCGTTTACAGAAGATGTTATCGCAAGAACTCAACAAGACATTGCAGATAGAGGAGCACAACAACAGTTACAAGCACAAGCAAGTGCCGCAGGTCAAGGTGCGTTTGGTGGATCAAGACAAGCAGTGTTACAAGGACAAATAGCTGCCGATGTCATGGATCAACAAGCAAGAACTGGTGCACAGTTAAGATCACAAGGTTTTGCACAGGCACAGAATTTAGCTCAACAAGCAGCACAACAACAGTTAAGACAAGCACAGCTTACTGGTCAGTTGGGTCAAACTGTCGCGGGTCTTGGTACACAAACCGCGGCTCTTGGTCAGTTAGGACAACAGATGGGTGTACAAGATATAAATACGGCACTTGGACTTGGCGGTCTTCAACAACAACAAACACAAAGAGGTTTTGATGTAGCAAGAGCAAACGAGTTGGCACAACAAGCATTACCGTTCCAGAGAATAGGATTCTTATCTGATATATTCAGAGGTGTTCCAGCATTGCAACAAACTGTATCAAGAACAACAACTCCACCACCAAGCAGAGGATCACAACTTCTTGGACTAGGAATCGCGGGTCTTGGAGCAGTAGGACAAGCTGGTGGTTTTAGTAACTTCTTTGGACCAAGAGCTGCATAATGATAAGAACTGTATTTGACAGACCAATGTTTCGTAATCCTAATATTCAAAGGAGCATACCCTCTGGTATCATGGCTTCTAGTCCAGAGTTGATTAGAGTTGGAACGGCACGAGCTAGTCAGTTAACTCCTACTGTAGCAGAAGCACCAGAATTTAAAGTTGGTGAACTTAAATCTGGTATCACACAGATACCTTTTTATGGACAGAGAAAACCTGAAAGTGCAATAACGACTTTACAAAAAGACTTCAGTCCGAATGAAGATATTACACAAATATCACAAAATCCTTTTTTCTACCCACAATTTGGCATTGATGAAGATTTTGGAGAAACTAAAGAAACTACTCCAAAAGATATAGATGATCCCGTGGCAGTAGATTCGGCAACTACTAGAATAAATAAGACAAACGAGAAACTGTTAAAAACACCAACAGCTAAGAAAATTGATGATGACATAGAAACATTTGACGGTGGAGACATACCAACTTCAGAAGCTCCTTTTACATCTAATGTTGTAAAACCAGAGGACACCACGAAAAAGTTTGATTTTAAGAACATCAAACAAAGAACAGCTACCGAGATACAAGCCATACAAAATCTTTATACAGATTATGCAAATAACTTAGATAATTTAAAAAATGCTAATATATTAGGTAAAACTATTGATAAACATAGAGAAGAATATATAGCTGCTCTACAAAAGAAACCAGAAGAGGCTACGTTTGCCGATGTAAGAGATGCCGCTTTTGATTTGCTTAACTATGATAAAGATACTCTTGATGAACAATTAACAAAAGATCAACAAGGATCTATTTGGTTAAACATGATGAGAGCAGGTCTTGCCATGGCTGCAGGTGAAAGTCCAAATGCACTAACAAATGTAGCTAAAGGTTTTCAAGTCGGTCTTGAAGGCTACGGCAGAGACATGAAAGATCTTTCAGACGATTACAGAGAAGATGTAAAAACTTATCAAAGCACAATGTATAAGTTGTTAGCAGACAAGAAATCTGAAAATATCGCAAAGAACGCACTAGATGTTCAAAGAAAAGCAGCAGAGTTTAATATAGTACAACAGACTCGTGGTGAGGAAAGAAAAGACTTACTTGATAAGTTAAATACAGAAGTTGCCATGAGAAAGATAAAGATTGAAAGTCTGGCTACCATGGCTAACTATGACTTAGAGAAGTTTAAGTTAGACAAGAGCGATTCAGAGTTTCAAAACATGTTAAAGATTCACAAAGCTAAGATAGCTGCTATGTTACCAGATGAAATAACCGCTGCGATAGCTCAAGGTCTTGTTCAAGTAAAAGATGAAAATAAGTTAATGACTGCCGATAACTTAGAGCTTACGCAAAAAGGTATAAATCAACAGTTTGATTTACTTAAAGAATTAAAAGATAGTAAAGTTACCAGACCATCAGAATCCATGCAAAAAATTAATATAGCTGGACGCACAGGAGGCTATGGTATACAAGCAGCTCCAGGTACAACACTTTCTGCTGAGGCACAAGAGGAATTAGGGTTGGCTCTTCAAAGATTAAATCAGTCTACCGGTCCTTTCATGAAATCTCAAGACACACTGTCTCTTAACCCTAAAGCTGGTTTAGATGCGTTAATCGATCAGTTCAGACCTCTTAAAAATAAATATGGAAATGGTATTATTCTTAATTATGATGATCTGCCAGGATTTATTAAAAATGCTATAGAGTCTGGAGATGAAGAGACAGTAAAAACATATCAAGACAATGTAGAACTATTTACTAGATCAGGTGATTAAATGTTTACCTATGAAGTTGATGGGAAAAAATACACCTATCTAAAAGAGATAGGTCAAGAAGAAGCTGAAAAAAGAGTTAGAGCTTTCAATGAAAAACAAGCAGAACTAGCTAAGTCTAGAGGTAGTGGTAGCTATGAAGGCTTCTTTACAGAAGCTGGTGAGGGTGTGCTTTCTGGCTTGTCTAAAATACCAGAAGGAATAGTTACAACTGGATTTTTAGCGTATGATGCAATCACTGGTAACAGAGCTACTGACGCAGTTGAAGCATGGTTCGATGGAATTAGATCAGATCTTGGCATAGATCCAGAAGGAGCGGCGGGTAAAGTTACGGAGGCTCTGGTTCAGTTTGGTATTCCAGGCATTGCAGCAGCATCTTATGTATCCAAAGCGGGTAGAGTAGGAAGAATCTTACAAGGTAGACCAAAGATAGGTGCAAGAAATCCAGAGATAGGTCCTAAAAATGCTCGTGTTCTGGGAACTAATCTAAGTGGTATTAACAAAGCTAGAGATCCATTCAGAAAATTTAAGAAAGATGGTCAGATTGTTTTTGAAAAACAAACAAAAGCACAAAAGCTAGGGCGATATGCAACCATGTTAACTGCCGCTGGATTTGCAGATGCAATTGTTTCTACAGATGATACACAAACAATAGGTGATTTTTTCGATGCAGGTCCTACAAATACCATAGATGCTGTCGGTCTTGACGGACAAGAAAGAGCGTTTGCAAAAATTTTAAATAAATTAAAAATTGGTCTTGAGGGTGGTGTAGCAACTGCCGTGATACCTCCAGCACTTGGTGCGTCTCTAAAAGTTTTAAATAAGACTCTAAGTGCACGACCCATAGAAGCATTAAGTAATTTTAATAAAACAGTAGGTGGTGTTGCTGCTAATATTTTACCTAAAGAATCAACCGTATTAGATATTGCAAGTGGTATGACAGTGCCTTTAGCTAAAGGTATGATAGAAGGTGCTAAAAGATCTATTGGTCGAAGAGAAATAGCACTTAAACAAGGTGATCCAAATATGAGAAGTTTACCTGCTCTTGTTGGTAAAATGGAAGCCTTATTAAGATACAGAGGTTTTTTAGATCCAGTAGTTGCAAGAGCACGCTCTTTAATTAATCCAGAAGTCGAAGGTAACATAAAAATTGCTAAACAAAGGATGCAAGACATTGATAAAAAAATCGAGGAGATTCTAAAAACTCCTAGGTATATTGGACTTCCAGATCACAATAAAAGAAAATATTTAGATAACTTTATGGATGTTCTTGAAGGAGCAAGAAAAGGGCAAGACTTATCTTCTTTAACTAACAGACAAAGAAGAAGAGCTATAGAAAAAGAAAATAAAATTTTAGATTTACCAGAAGAACTCTATCAAGAATATGTAAAAGCCGCCGATACTATTAAAAAATTAACCGATCAATTCTTAGATAGTAAAGTTATATCTGATCTACCAGAAGACGCTGTGATACAAGGTGGTTTAACTAGAGATAATTTTAGAGCACAAGTTTCAAGAATGATGAGAGAGGGTGGTTATTTAAGAAGATTGTATAGAATATACAACGATAAAAATTACGTCATACAACCTAAAGCCAAAACAGAAATAGTCAGAAAAATAATGGCTGGAGAAGGTGTGGACTATGGTCACATAAGAGGCATATTAAGTGACACGCCATACAAAATAACTGACGAACAAATGGGTCAATTAACTTCAAGACAAACTACGCTAAGTCGAGAACAAGCACAGTTTTACATAGACAAAGTTGTTAGTAATGCGAAAGCAAAAGGCAATGGTGTTCACGCATTATCAAGAGTCTTCCAAACAAGATTAGATACAAGTTTAATTAATAAAAGAAAGGTAGATAGTGAAGTCTTACGTTTAATACTTGGAGAAATTAGAGATCCAAGAGAGGCTTTCATATCAACAGTGTCAGAGTTATCTAATTTTATAGCGACTGATAGATTTTTAGGATTGTTTAAAGAAACTGTAGATCAAAACATAGCAGCAACAGTTGCGAGAAATGCAGCACGACCCACGACACTAAGAGGAGCACCAGAAGAAAAACAACTGTTCTATAAAATGGATGATGAAATCATCAACTGGATAAAACAAAAACCAGATCAATTCAATGTTAACCCAAATACGCTTGACAGAGTGTCAGATCTTGATGAAAAGACGTTGGGAGCGGCTCTTGATGACTGGTTAGGTGCTCATCCCAATCATGTTATTCTAGGACGATCTGCCGAAACCAGTGTAAAAAGAGACATTTATTCACCTGGAGCTAATCAAACGACCAGTATGTACGGAAGTATGTTTGGATATGCAGTGCCAAGAGTCATGTATAATAACTTAAGCACATACGCTATGAATGATTCTGACACCATGCCGACTTTGCTTAGACATCT